ATTTCCCAACCCTCCGGTTGAGTTATTTTTTGTTTTGACATAATATTATATAATTAAATAGTTTAAAAAAAAATAAGTACCCCCGCCATTTGACGGGGATAATTATTACGTTTGGATTAAATTATAATCCTTTGAATAACACAAAGTTATTAGCAGCTTGAGTTACTAAACATCTTTCAGATAAGAAGTTAACTTCCATTGCATCTAAAGATGAAGTGAAAGCACCACCTACTGAACCAGTTAACCAAGATTTCATTCGTCTGTCGTCAGTTTGTGACGCTCTATAACGAACATGTAAAAATGGTCTTCTAATGTTAGTACCTAAAATCTGATCATAAACAGTTGATGTACCAGCTGGTATTAAAACTCCTTCGATTGAAGCAGGTCCAACTTGTGCACCTCTTGTAGAAGCGTCATTTAAATATTTCCAGTCTGTTTTGTAAAAGTCATAAGAACCTCTTCTAAATCCTGAGAAACCAAGATTTAAAGCCATTTCTTCAGAGTTTTCAAATAAACCGAAAGCAGTTCCTCCAGCGAATCCACCAGAGATAGATCCTAGCATATCGTCAAAATCAAGATTAGAAGATCTATTTAAGAAAAGCATGTTTTCTTCGATAGCTCCCTGAGTATCTAAATTTTTAAGAATTGCATCAAATGAATCTAAACCAGAAGCAGCACTGAAACCAACTTGTACATTACCTCTTGCTTGGATAGCAGCAAATAAACCTTGCATACCAAGTGACTGAGCAGTTAATGCACCAGGTCCACCAGCAGTTAATTCACCTTCTACCATAGCCATTTCTAAGTAATCTTCAAATCTAAGTCTTGTTTCAGACTCAGCTTTTAAGTACCATAAATAACCTCCAGTACCATCTTCAGTAGCAACTTCTACCCAACCGATCTGAGCAGTGTCAGAACCATTGATAGTATAAGTACTTCTAAGGATAATAGGAGAGTTAGAGAATTGAGTAAAAGAAGGAGTAACTGTTACTTGTGGATTGTTAACAGCAGCGTAAGTGTTAGCACCTACAGGAGCGTTAGCAGTTGATGTTCCTTTTTGAAATTCAGAACCGTAAACAAATATTTTCTTACCAGCACCATCAGCAATTCCAGCAAGAGCTAAAGTTGCAAAACCATAAGGCTCTACAGTTAACTGTCCTGGGTTACCACCACCACCAGCTAAAGCAGTGTCAGATATTCTTACAAAACATTTTGCTTCGTTTCCAAAGTTATCCATTACAACAATTGTTGATCCTGGAGATATTACATTTACAATAGGGTTAGCAACATTTGCAGCAGTTACAGGAATAGTAATTGTTCCAGCAGCAGATGCAGACGTACAGTTATTGTATGCAATATGTAATCTATTTTGTTCAGACCAAATTACTTGATCAGATGTCATCGGCATTTCTGCACCGACCATACGTAAAAATCCTGATAACGTTCTGTTACCATATCTTTCTACTTCTTGTTCATACAATTCCGGTAGGTATTGTTGAGCAAAGTTGTTTGAATTCGCGCCAGCACCGTCAAATTGAAGGTAATTGCTAGCAAGAATTGATTGAGCTTGAGAAGGTATAATACTTCCAAACTGTGGACTTAAAGCCATAATTATTAATTTTTAATTAGTTAGTTAAATTTTTTAGTTTTTATTTTTAATTTTGTTGAATCCAATCCACTAATTGATTTTACTTTTAATCCGTTTACGAAAACGTTACCATCGGCAACCTGCCTTGGTTTTCCACTTGAGATATTTTTAGAACCGTCAACTATGGTTTTTACACCATCAGCTTTACCTTGTTCGTAAAAATGATTAGCAATTTTATCAGCATTCATAGCAGCATACAACGCTTTGTGATAACCCTTTGGATCATTTACAACTCCGTTATCATCTGTATATTTACCTATAAATTTACTAATATCGGTTTGTGTTTCACCAATTTGTTTAGGATTTGAAACTTTATATCTAAACTTTTTTTGCCCTAGCTCGAAATCAAACCCTTGAAATTCTGCGTTAAACATTTGCTTAGTTTTGTTTTTAAAATCCTGATGGTTTGTTTCCATCGTCTTTTGCTGCTCATTGTATCGGTTAAAAAAGTCCGTAGCCTTTTGTTGATCTTTAGATATACTAGGTCTCAACTTGATTTCCTGGTAATATTTATCTTTAAGAACGTCCAACTCTTTACGTGCTTTTGCAACTTCTTCTTTAAAAGCTAGTTTTTTCTTTCTTACATCCCTAGCTTCATCAACCTCTTCATCAAAATTAAAATTGTCTTCTAATAAGAAAGCAATCTCTTCTCCGTTTAAATGAGGTTTTGTTTGTTTGTAGTATTCATTAAGTAAAGTAACATCATCTGTTTTATTGTAATCATGATTTAATCTTACATAATCTTCTACTGTTCCACCAGTATCCTCCATAAAGGTTACTAGTTTATCTATATTTTCAGGTAAAGCTTTACCAAGAACTTGCTCGTCTCTTTGAGCTTCTGCAATCTCTTGTTTAATTTCTTTAACCTCTTGTTCTTGTTCTTGAGTTATTTCTTCGATTTCAACGACAGAATCTTCTTGTTTGGGTTCTTGTACTTCCACGCTTTCGCTGGGCCGTACTTGTTCATCCACCTTTTGTATATCTCCGGCTCGTTGATCTTCAAGTAATCCTCCTGTTTTTTGCTCTGAAATGGCATCTTTTTCTTTAGGTATTGTAACCTTTGTAACATCAGGCACTATTTCACCTGTTGCTTCTGGTTTTGTTAAATCAACTTTAATTGGATCATTGTTAATATTACCTAATTTTTTAGGCAATTTTTTCTTTGGTGTCAATTTAAAGTCACCTTCCTGTTTAACAGGTTCATCTGTTTTTGTTTGTTCTGACATAATATAATATTATAAAATTAGTAATTATCTAGGGCTAAAAGCTTCTAATCCAAAGCCTCCTAGACTATCGTTGCTTGACTCGAAATTAACTGGTGGTCCATCGTTTTGTCTCTGTTGTATCATTGTACTTTGTTGAGAACCTTCCATTTTTATTCTTTTATCTTTTCGGTCTTCTATCTCTTGTTCTTTTCCAGCTTCAGTTTGCCTGTTTGCCCTAGCAAGTTCAACATTGTAGTTAAACTCTTCTGCCATTAGCATACGTTTAATTTCTGCTTCTGTTTGCATTCTTTGTATTTCAAACTGAGACTTAGCTTGTTCTATATTAACTTTTTGTTCAGTTAATACTTGTTGTTTTTGTACCTCAGCCATAGCTGTTTTCTCTGCTAATTGAGCATTAGCCTGAGCTTGTGCTTGAATGTTTGCTTGTTGTACTTTCTGATCTCTTTCTTGCTTCAACCTACGTCTTTGCTTAAGCATTTGGTTTGCAAGCTTTAAATTTTTAATCTGTCTTAAATCTATAGCATCTTCTAGTTCAATACCACCAGCTTGTAAAGCGACTTGTATGTTTTGTTCAAGTTGTGCTTTAGCCTCTTCATCAGGTTCTAGTTCTAAGAATATACCAAAATCATGTAAAGAAAGATTTTTCATTTCATCCAAAGTTGCTGTATTGTAAACAGATATACTTTGCATTAAAGATTGTCTAGTTAAAGGATTGTCTAATACATCAGCTAATTTTTTAGATATGTTTTCACACAATCTTAAGCTTAAATATAAACTAGCATTGTTAATATGCTTTGTAGCAATATTTGATTGTTGAGCCGCAATTTTTTGTAACCCAACTAACGTATCTCTGTCTGGTAAACTACCATCTCTAGCTTCGTTAAGACCAGTTACATCCCTTATCATTTGTAGATAATAATTATAAGTAGATATTAAAGCACTTATTTTTGCCTGTCCAGCTGATGAAGCTAATTCTTGAACAGGTACTTTACCTCTATTCATTTCACCATCTTGAGTTAACGATCTACCTACAACGGAACCGGTTTGAAAATACATATTCAAAGCTTCTGCTGGATTATAGTTTGTACCATTACCAAGATCAACCTCAGCTAATCCATCCATATCTAAAAATACACCATCTGGCACCATCCTAGATAATACTTGCTGTAGCTTTAAATGTGTTAATTGAATCATATCAGCAAAACCCATAGTCTTAGTAACTAAAGATTCTATTCTACCTTTGTACATTCTTGGTGCACATATAGCATAATTCATTTCTACTTTTGTAGTATCAGCAAATGGACGAGTCATGTTTTCTGATAACTCCCACTTTAACAATACATCTGTACCTAGAACTTTAGCACCTTCAAATAAAACCTCTATGCTTCTACTAACTCTAGAGAAAGAATCTGATGGTGGAGGATTAAATGTGTCAGGTTTTTCTAATATTTTTTCTAAACCAGATTCAGTTTGTTTTAATTTAAAAACTTGGTCCATGTAAGACTTGTATTCAAAAAATAAAACTTGTACAGTGTTTTCATCGTAAGCACCATAACCATATATATAGTTGTTGTTGCTATTGTATTTTTGTAATTTTGCTAGTTCTTCGTTAGATATATTAGGAAATTGTTTTTTAACTTCAGGTATTGTCATAGCCTTAACTTCTCCTACGTAGTATACGTCTTCAAAATTAGGGTCTTCAGTATAAGAATAAATCATATAAGCTGGATCAACATAATCTAGCGTTATACCATTTGATGGATTGTAATTTGTTTTAGCAGCTGCAATACCTAACGTAACTAAATCTAAGTTTATTCTACGTTTTAATAACTCAAATTTATTTTGAGCTAGCACTTGGCTAATAGCTTCTTCCTCTGCTATTTCTACTGATTGCTTATACGAAAGTTGTAAATGCAATTCCATCTCTTCAATAGTCTTTGGTAAATCGTCTGGAGCAATTTTAGTGTTAGATATATCTACACCAGTACTTGCTTTAACTTTTTCTTGAATTTCTCTAGCAAACATATCTTTAGCCAGACCTTCTGCATAGTTAGTTCTTTTTTTCATTGACTCAGGATCTTGAGCGTAAGCTTTGATCTCATAGTCTTTAGCAGATATACCGTTAGTTAATATATCTACAAACTTAGACAATATTGGAATTGGCTTCCAGTCTAAATTTAAATAAGATAAATCACCGTTAATAGATAGTTCATCTTTATATTTTTGTACACTTTGTTCACCTCTAGCATATAGTCTTCTGTTGTGAAAGTTATTAAAGCTAGTTAAATATCTATTACCATTAGTTCTTCCTTGCGCAAACCATTCTGATTGTATAGCATCAGCAACTTGCTTTCCATACTTCCAAGACATCTTTTCCTCCATAGGTACTACCTGCTCGGGAAATGCGCTATTACTATTATAGTTTATATTCATTTATTGTATTATTTGTGAAATATCACCTTTATTATCGTATTTTTTTATACCTAAATTATGTTTAATTACAACTCTTGTAGGTACAGGCCTATATTTATTTTTATTGCAAGCCATAATAGCTAACCCCGAACTAATAGAAGCATCATGAACTGTTCTATTGTTTATATTAAATTTAGCCCAATCTTCTAACGTTCTTTGAAAATATAAATCTCCATATTCATTATTGCTGTTTAAACCTATGTGATCTTGTATGTAAGATTCTATTGCTGCAGCATGAGCTTGTTTTATATCTTCACTAGAATTTGGTATACCACCTATCTCTCTTTCTGTTACAGACAATTTATTGTAAACTTTATCAGGTCTATTCATGGAATAACCTCTATAACCTCTTCTTTTAAAATAATATAATAATCTAGGTTTATTGTTTTCCGCAAGTATTGGCATGCCATAAAATATACAAGCCATTAAGACGTCTTCAAAAAATATTTCTGCAGTTGCTGGCCTAGCTATATACTCTAAAAAAAAATGATTAGGTGGATGGTTTTCCATACTAAACTTAGTTAAACCGTGTAAAGATCCATTAGATCCTCTTCGGTCTACTGTTCCAGATATATCGTAACTGTCACAACCAAACGCACCCATATGTTCGTTGCCTGGATGTTTTCTACCATTTTTTGCAATAACATTATTTTGTAAATCAACTGGTGGAACCCATGAAACAAAAAACCTTCCATTGTTTGTAGGGTTAAAAACAACTGTAGTGTCTTTAATACCATTAGTCCATTGAAAATTTCCTTGAGTTATTACTCCACTGTTTTTAATATCAGCGTTCCAATCTATTTGTTGATAGATTTTAGTTAGATTAAATAAAGAGGATTTAGCTTCATCTCTGAACGCGTGTTCTTCAGTACGTGGAAACTGTCTATAAAATTCATTAAGTCCATCCTGATCACCCTTAAGGCCATCTACTTCATTTTGCCAATACTCTATAACGCCTAAATTTATTTTTGTACCATGGGAATCTTCAACCGGCTGTTTCGGGGTATCGAATACAGGTACGCCATAAGAGTCGATGTATCCTTCGTAGTTCCATTCCATAGGTATGAACAAAGAATATAATCCTGAGCGAGTCTGTCCATTGGCGTTTCTCTTAGTAACGTCTGAGTCATAGTAAAGTTTCTTAAAGTTCTCACCACCTTTATCTAAAGCATTTGACGTTGAACCCATCATGCACTTACCAATAATTTTACTACCTAATCGTAGTGTTGTTTTTGTAACTCTCCAGTTATTTAAAATATTGTTTGGTCTCTCCCATTTACCTGATTCATCATGAACTAAAAGCTTTAGCTTTTCACCATCATAACTGTTATCACCAGTATTTTTCCAATCAATAGTTGTGTCAAGACCTGTTAATTCTCTAAGAGTTTCATTTGTTTCTAGTTTTTTTCTAGTGAACTTACTAGCGGGTACTCTATAGGCAAGTTCTGTTTTTGGTCGGTCCATACCATCTTGTATGGGTTTAAAGAAAAACGGGTAATTAACCGAGATTGGTACAACCTTATCTGTGAACATTGTTTTAGCATCTGGTCCTGATTTAGACAAGATACCGAATCTTGAATCCGTTGATATTGTTGCGCTGTTAACAGTTTCGCCTGATGCCATGAATGAAAAACCAGACCGTCTGTTTTTAAGGTAGCATATACCATAACATCTTGTGTCTGCTTTGCAAGCTTCCCAGAATATAAAGAATAATCTGTTTGACTCCCTAAAATCTGGTTTCCCAACATCAATCTTGGACCATTGCAAGTACATATAGTGAGTACCAGTAAGATAAGTAGGCTTGTCTTTATTAAAAAACCAAAAACCTTTTTCCCTGCGCTCAAACTCTTTATCAATGTAATCATACCACGTTTCTTTAAAATCAACATCGTACTCATCCCAGTCAAATATTGTTTTAATATTTTTAAAAGCTTTGGGTAATTCAGTCCTTTGCCACTTGTTGTTTTCAAATTTTATAATCTTTTCTGATTGTTTTGGTAAAGCTATTACTAAATTTTGTATCTTGTAAACTTCACCAACTTCACCAGTTTTACTAATTACAATCATATCAAACTCTTGATTGTAACCATACTCCCATTTTTTATACCTATTTTTTTGTTTTAAAACTTTAGGTTTAATATGGTTTTTTAATACCTCAAATAATGTTTGATTGTACATTATTTAGATCTACCCTCTGCAAAACCTTTAAAACTTTTTTCTTCTTTAGCCTCTTTAGGTTTTTCGTTTAATATATCCTCTTCTTCTTGTATTCTTGTAACTATTTCAAAAGCATCCATGATACAAAGTTTTTTTGTAGCAGCTGCATTTTTTAAACGATCCGCAGATATATCAGGGCCAAAATCTATAATAGGTTCTTTAGCAACTTTGATTAATTCATCAACCGCTATTCGCCCAGCTTGGATTATATTCTTTTTTATTTCTTTGGTATCCATATTTAATTACAATATCATTTGATTTCATACAATATAAACGCTTCTTGTCAACTACGAAATCGTACTCTCCGTATGGTGTGTAGCCAACGGTGTCTCCTTCGTGTATTCCTAGCGCTTCTAACGAACTATTACCTATTTTTAATATACCAACAAGGCTTTGTTCTTTATCAACCTTAAAATCACTTTCGTTTTTTAAAGGTTTTACAAAACATCTGTCATTAATAGACATCCATTTTGAGTTTCTTTTATATAAATAAATTTGATCTAATGAGCAAAGATATTTATTGTCGTAAAAATAAGATCTTGATTTTTTCTTTACACCTTTTATATCATAGAAAGTTCTAAAAACATTATGGTGTATTAAAATTATATCACCTTTTTTTATTAAAGTTGTGAAAGCTAAAGGAACTTGAATTACTTTAGCTACGTTATTCACAAACTTATAACTTTCTATTTTAGTGTTTAATATTATCTTAACGTTTTCTATCTCTATTTCATTCTCATAAGCGTCGCCAACTGGCTCTACTATGAAATCATATAAGCTACGCATTAATATTCTAAATCATATTCAATGGATATAGCCATGTTAGAATTAAATTTCTTCCACGGCAATATCTCATCTGCTTTTTTTATATGAATATTATAAGAGCTATCTTTTGTTTCATGAATGATATAGGCTATTTCATGACCACCATAAACCTGTTGGCCTATAGAATAATGCATAGCATCATTTTTATAATCAGATCCAATACTGATTTTTCTTATAACATTACTCACTTTATTTTTTGTCTTCTACTTCGACAATAGTGTATTCTCCAGTTTGAAGATCAATGTTTATAGGACCGTATTCTTCTTCTAGTTTCTTTTTAACATCTTCAGCTGCTTCATTAGCTTTGCTAAATTCTACTTTAAGAGCACTTTTTTGTACCTCAACAAAACCAATATTATTTAATATTTGGTTTACTTTTCCTTGAGTTTCTTGAATTTCTTTTAACTGTTCGTCAGTTATTTTTGCATTTTGTTCTGCCATTTTTGATTTAATTTAATTGTTATAGTTAATTTACTTAGTTATTATTACTTATAGATTTGAATTTTTCCGCTCCTCGTGAACCAAAATAGGCTACGTAAACAGTTGTTGTTAAAGTTTTTAACAAGCTAATCCATTCTTGCTCTACAGTCAAAGATATTAAATGATGACTGTCAACCCATATAAGAGCTATTGTCATGATAGTTAAAAATATTAAACTCATCGGTCGTGTGTTTTTACTAAGCCATGAATCGCTTTTCATATCACTCTCCCAACGTTTTGATACTTCTTTTAGTTCTATCATATCTTGCTCTAATAATTTAAGAGCAGTTTCTTTATCTTGTGGAGATATTATAATATCAGGTTCTTTTGTTATTAAGTTTTTTACTAATCCTAATAATCCAGCATCTGGTATTACACCACCCACAGTTCCAAGCATACTAGGGGCAATTTTATTTAAAAACTGCCCGACTTTAGTATCTTTGAATTTTTTTTTAGACATTAATTGTCTTCTTTAAAAGTAATCCCTCTACTTCTCATTCTGTCTATTTGTTTTTGAGATCTTTTTACGGTTTCCTTTCTAAAAACAGGATTTAATCTAGAATAGCCAGTTGGTGAGTGAAAAACTCCACCTTTGCCATATCCCCCGCTTTTGTCAAATAATGGAGCATTAACTCCAGTTACTTGTTGCTTGTAAATACTTTTTACTTTTGGATTTTTTCTTTCTTTATTAGGTTTATTATTATTATTAGCATTTGCTGTAACAACTACCTCATTTAAATCCATACCCATATCTGCGCTTGTAGTTCCCTGTATGTTACTCTCTAATCTTTCAGGGCTTATATATTTATCGTGTGAATGACCAACTGGACTACCATGACCAGAATCAGCTGCACCTTTCTTTTTAGATGCACCAAAACTCATTATGCTAGCTACTCTCGCAGCTCCTTGTGCATAACTGTTTTGTCTAGCTGCACCAAAGTTTTGAGTAAAGCCCATTCTTTTAGCCCCTAAGTGTTCACCACTTTCTGAATGTTTTGTATTCTTAGCGTGAAGACCTCCTTTAAAATCAGCCACGCCTTCTTCTTTATATTTAGCGCCACCTTTTTTTCTAGCAGGAGGAGTATCCATTTGTTTTACGTCTCCAGGCATTTTATTAAGATCTTTTTTTTCTTGCTTTACTGATTCAGCAGCACCTTTTTTCTTATAAGATCCTTTTTTTTCTTTATCGTCCATTTTTATAATTTTTAAGTATTAAGTTTTTTATCTAATTTTTTCTCTAATTGATAAGGTTTAATTTCCCAAGGTTGATTTGGATCACCAGAAGCCATTTTAGAGTAATCATATTCCTTACCCTTCCAAAATACAACTTCTTTACCAGCACCATTAAAACCGTAGTCTAAGTCACCATTCTTATATTGTTTAACATGTTCAAGCTCATGGACCACTGTTTTTAATTTTTCAACAGGATCTTTAGAATCTTCATTTAAAATGATAACTCCATTTTTAGGTGTTCTAGCGTGAACTTGATCACCTTCCATATCTCTTTCAAACATTGATGTGCTCATAAGGTCTAATCTAAATGGGGAATTCATTTTAAAAGCCATATTAATTGTTATAAGGAATTTTATCGTTAAACCACTCTTGGCGTTTAGCACATCCACAAGGAATGTTAAGACCGTCAGACACTCTATCTACAACGGTCTTAATTCCTGTTTTTTCAGTGAAATTAGCTATGGTATCGCCAAATCCTCTAGGTTTCATTAATACTTACTATAAGTCGTTGTTTGAACTAAATACAGCTGAACTCCAGTACATTTGTGCAGCAGTACCACCTTGAGCAGCTACAACACCGTTACCATCAACGCCTAGTTGACAAGTTGAAGATACTCCACCTGGATTAGCAGTTAAAGCTCTTATAACAGACTGTGAAGGCATGTTTTGAGAAACTGTAATTGCAGTTGGATTAGTAGCCGCAATTGGAGATGTAGATACTGTTAATGTAAGTATTCTACCACCTATCGTTGAGTTAGCAATAGCTGCATCAGATAATCCCACAATACTTTTTAATGTTAGAATTACTGTGTAAACTCCTGCGTTTACTGCGTCAGCAGCGTTTTCGATATCATCTACACCTACTAGTACGTCTCTTGCGTAGTCTCCACCTGCAGCTAAAGTAGTTGCATTGGAAATTTTAAATTTAATAAATTTTGCCATTTTGTTTTTGTTTTTGTTATTGTTATTGGTTTTGTTTTTTTTGATTTATCAGTTTACTCTGTTTATTTTATCTAGGATAACTATTTCCACCAGCCCCTATATTATTAGCCGGATTAGGGCCTTTAAAATTAACAGGTTTTGATGTTGGAACTTTGTTAAAATGATCTCTTAGCTTTGGGTTTGCAAATTCTCTAAAACCACCAATACTTTCTTTACCTTTAGCTAAATTTGAATATTGTTTAGGAGCATTGCTAAAGGCTTTTGCTATGTTTTTAACAGCATTTAGTTTACCAATACTAGGTATAGGAGCTATTGCAAGTGCAGTAGCTGCTAAGTTTTTCACCATATTATAAGGACCACTTTTGTCATTTTTTATTTTTCTAAAAAATTGAGTAACTCCACTTGGAGATTGTCTTATATCCCCATTATGATTATTATCCGTACCATCGTGTCGTGCAGACCCGTGGTGTTTTTCATCATATTTAAGATCACCAGCTAGTTTAGATATGTGCTTTTCATCAGCTGTCATACTTGAATCACTGTGCCCATGTTTATTATCATATTTTACATCTTCCTTAAGATATTCCATATGCGCTTCGTCGTCACGCTTAGTAGCATCCATGTTATGATTTGTAACTCTTGAGTGTCTAGCGTTTCCACTATAATGTCCGTAATGTCCTTTTTCCATAATATATTTTTATTTACCTACTATTATATCAGTAGCTGCTACAGTTGCTAATGCAGTTACATAATCTACAGCTACAGGTAATATTGTACCGGCAGGAACTCCTTTAAAAGTTATTGCTTGAGCAGAAATAGGTACACCATCATTTACAGCTGTTATAGTAATTGTTGCGTTTGTACCTCCTGCACCTGTTACAGTAACTATATCACCTACGTTATAACCACTACCAGCTGAATTACCAATAGTAGGATCAACTATAGCGTTACCAACTACCGTTGAGTCTATGGTTAAACCTGAAGCTAAATTGTTAGGGCATGTTGTTGCTAAATTAGTCTGTGCGCCGTTAGTATAACCAGTTCCTCCAGATAACAAACTTAATGTGCTTACTGAATTTAAACTAGTGCCTGGTAATATAACTGACACGTCACCGCTTACACCCACGTATAATACAGAACTATTTAAATATGTTCCTAATGTTCCTGTTTGGTTTTCAAAAACCCAAGCGGGTAAAGCGTTTGGAGCCCCAACTAAACCTGCTGTTAGAGGCATAGCTCTTCCTATGATTGAATCTGATATTCTAAATAATCCCATTTTTTCTATTTTGTGTTAATCTCTTTGAGCGCATAAAACTGCGTTAAGAGGTTTGTAAGGTGTTGGTGCTTTAAGTATTTCCATACCTGTTATTCCAGAGCTTGAGCCCATACCATGAGGTCTTCCAGTTTGATCTAGCGGTCCATCCCATATGTGAGATTCACCAACTACACCTACTTTAGTTCCTGGCTTTAATTTTTCCATTGCTGGATCGTATTTGTTATCGTGCATAATATTTTTTTTAAATGAATGATCTACTTTGTGGCATTTGATATGGTTCGTTTACAGTTGCATCAGCTATAGGGTCCATACCTCCACCTATTGCAGTTCCCAACACGCCACCAACTGGTGCTAAACCTCCTCCACCTGCATTTTGTACCTCTGGCATTACAGGATCTGGTTGCGCTAAGTTTCCACCTAAATTACCTGGTGGTAATACTGGTGGTTGTTCAACTGGCATAGCGCCACCACCTTTATTTTGCATCTCTATAAGTTGATCTAGTTTTAAGTTAATTCCCTCAAAACCGCTTCTACCTTGACCAGAAATTGAATTTCCTATTCCACTAATTCCTAGTGCTGCTTGTGCTGCGTTTATCATATATCTTTATTTACGTTTTTAATAGAGGTAATCATAACTTTATCCATATACGAATTACCTTTCATTATCTTGTTTCTTCTTGTGCTAGTTGGTATGTCATCTTCTCCAAGCATTATTCTGTAAACCCGATTTATTAAATGTTTACATTTTAAAGAAGTTTTATAGATATTGTATTTTTGAGTTGTTCTATTTCTAGTTCTCCATACTTTTATCCACTCCCCTTTTATTAACCTACTCCATCTTCTGTTATCCCAACTATAAGAATACACGCCCATTTCAAAATCTTTTTTAGAAAATAAATCCATACAGTCTAGATAAATTAATAATTCAAAATCAGAATCATTAAGGTTGTTGTTCTTACAAGCCCATTTGCGTATTATACGATAATGTTTCAACAAATTGAGATCTTTTAAGTCTCCTGCTTCTAGCTTTTTCACAAAACAACAACCACGTCTTGAGCTTTTATAACGTGATAAATTTCATTTTCTATTTCGATTTTATGACCAGCGTGTTTGTCATAAAAAATTAAATCGTTTTTCTTAAGGCCTTTTATCTCTTCACCAACATCTACAACACTAGCTTTTATGTACCTAATGTCATCTTTATGTAATTCAGCAAGTAACAACCCGCCTTCTGTTTTAGTAGTACCTTGTTCTACTTTTTGTATAATTAAGTTTCTACCTATTGCTTTCATCAACTCTCATGTTATTAATTACACAATCAGTGGACAGTATTGTAGTAGCTACAGAAGCCGCATTTACTAATGCACTTTTTGTTACTAGCAAAGGATCAATAATTCCTGAGTCAACCATGTTTACCATATTTCCTGTAACCACATCTAATCCTATTCCGATTTTTTGTTTATTACCTAGTTTTCCTGGATCTATACCAGCATTACTAAGGATGGTTTTAAATGGAGACTGAATAGCTTTTAGCAATATCTCTTCACCTTGATTAACAGGCTCAATAGAGTGTGATGCGTTAAGCAATGCAATTCCACCTCCTGGAACTATACCTTCTTTTATAGCGGCTTTAGTAGCGCAGATAGCATCTTCTACTCTATCTGTTTTTTCTTTTAATTCTATAGCAGAATTAGCACCAATCTTAACAACTGCAACTTTAGCAGACAACCTAGCTAGTCTTAATTCTAGACCAAGCATTATATGAGGTTTGTTTTTCTTTTTAAGATCTTTTTTTATTTTGCTAATTATATCTTCTATTTCTTCTGAAGCTTCTTCAATTTGAATTATAGTCTGGTCTGATGTCGATGTAGCTTTTATACACGAACCTAAATAATTAACCTGAATGACATTTAAATCATCACCTAAGTCTTCATTTATTATTGTAGAGTTAGTTAATAAAGCTAAATCACTTAATATTTCTTTTCTTCTTAATCCGTAAACTGGAGGATCTATAACATTAATCTTTATATTTCCTTTCATCTTGTTCATAATCAAAGCAGATAAAACCCCTGCTTGAACCTCACCAATTAATAACAAAGATTTATTATTCTTTATTACATGTTCTAATACTGGTTGAACTTGTCTTATTGATTCTATTTTAGAATCCATAATTAAAACTAAAGGATTTTCTAGTTCTGATGTATTTTTTTCTTTGTTTGTAACAAAACTTGGATCTGCATAACCTTTAGCATATTCAACTCCTTCTACAATTTCAACTTCGGTTACTCCACCTTCTGTTGGTTCCATTGTTACAACACCTGTTTCACCTACTTCTCTAAAAGCATTACCAATTAGTTCACCTAACTCTTTATCATTGTTAGTTGATATGGTTGCTATCTGATCAATCATATTACCTTTTACCGGTATGCTTTGATCTTTTAAGAAATCTGTAACTTTAATTACAGCGGTGTTTATACCTTCTTTCAACTCTCTACTACTTATATTTAATTCTGCTTTATAAGCAGCGTCTAAGATAGCGTGAGCCAACACTGTAGCGGTAGTTGTACCATCTCCAGCTTCTCTTACTGTTTTTCTTGCCGCTTCTTTTAAAAGCGTTGCACCCATATTTTCTATAGGATCTTGTAAGATTATAGAATCAGCCACCGTTACACCATCTTTTGTTATGATAGGATAACCTTGACCATCTTCCATGATTACACATTTACCGCTAGACCCAAGTGTGGAGCTAACAGCTTTTGTGAGTGTATCTATACCCTTAAATACTTTGTCCTTAGCTTCGTTACCAAAGCTTAGGTTTTTGACTATTGCGTCTGACATAATTTGATTTGATTAAATTGAATTGAATTTACTTAAAGGTTTTAACGACTTGTGGTCCGTGAATATAAGCTAACTTTTTTTCGTAGTGCTCTATTGAAGAATCTATTGCTTGTTCAGCACCTTCAATTGTTTCACGTCTCGTTGCATCGATCCAAGAATCTTTTTTGTTTGGATCTAGGTATTCAGTTTGATAAAAACCGTTTGGTAATTGAACAATTCGCCAGTTTTTCTTTTTGGCTACATGTTTCCATAGGTTTAAGGTTTCATCTGAAACTTGTGGTTGACTAGTCCACGAATTAGTCTGGTAAAATAGTGTCATTTGGTTTTGGTTTTAATTTGACAATTGGTTGTTACCCTTAACCGGGTCGGTATATTTGTATTATCACTTGTTTTCTTTAAAATTTACACTAAGGTCTATGTTGGGCAAGTAGATCCAAGCCCTGGGAATGAAGTACAAGTACCAGCGCTTGGTGCTAAACTTGTTACATAACCACTACTATCTATACACACTATTTCGTTTGCACTTCCCGGTGCGTAAATTTGATATACATAAGCTCCACTTTGTGTAACAGGATTTGCTCCAGCTGCATCTGTATAAACTCTTGTGTTTGCACCACTACTTAAAGTAGGATTATCTGTAAAATATTCAGTTAAACTTCCCGTGTACCAACAAGCATTTGAAGGTGAGTTTCCAAAATAAAGATCTACTGAATATATTGGCCTACATGCATTAACAGAAGTTATCACGCCAATTGAATTTACAATTATGAACTGACCTCCACTTCCGGTGGTGTTTATCTTATAATATCCAGCAGTTAAATAATTAGTACCACCTGAAGCGTCATCATAAACAATATCACCTACGGCTGGTGTAGAACCAGAACCATCAAACCAATATTTATTTGTTATTATAGTTGCTGAACATACTGATCCCGCTGTTGAAACCAAAGATGAATTAAACTTTGGTAATCCACCACAGTCTTTATCATAACCGTACCAGTCTGAAAATTTATATGGATAAGCTATAGGCATAATTTATATTTTTAATTAAGAAAACGACAATTCTACTTCGTAATAAGCACCAACGTGAAATAATGGATCGTTAGTTGTAAACTCTACAAGCAAAGTGTTTGTTGAATTAGCACTTAAAGCATAAGGTGGGTTTGTTATAAAAGTTTTAACAACTGGTCCCATCGCACACCCTTGTTGACCGCCTTGAGCCTGTGCTTTAGCAACAAGTGTTCCATTTAATTTAAAAGTTATTTTTTCATAATCAGCATCTTGTAACTCTCCCAATCCTTCAAAATCTAAATTTAAATTTGTAGCAGAATTTCCAACAGTTATAGTTGCTGTAGCGGTTCCCGACTGTGTGGCGGAGCATGTTCCACCACAGCCTACGGAATCAACTACATTATACCTTATTGTTTGATTACCTGCACTTATAACCCAAGGAGCAGAACTACACGGATTAACTTTTGTAGTAGTCCATGTTAAACCAGTGACAGGAAGAGTTGCGGTTTGAAAAGATAATGTCTCTCCAACTCCTGTGCCTGAACTATTTGTTGCGTAAGCTCTAACGTAATATGTAGTGTTTGGTGCTAAGTTTGTAATACTACTAGTAAAATTAGCTGTTCCTGATCCATCAGTTGTGCGATAAATATCTCCGGTTCCCCAAGGAAGACTATCAGTCCAAAAAACTCCTTTCACTACAATAGAAGAACCATTTTCAGTAACAGATGTTCCACCACTGCTAGCTGTACTAGTTGTTATACTAGACACAGATGTGGTTGTTAAGGTAGGAGTAGAGCTTGGTAATCTGTCCGCTGGATTTGGTTCACAATCTTGATTAATAGCTGGATAGCTCATACCTGAACCAGCGCTATT